TTATCTTGCGTTTATTGATATATCAAAGAATGCGTTTCCTGTATTAAACATGTTTTGTTTTATATCGTCTGATGCTCCAGCTCTAAATATTCTCCTGAAATATATCCTTCCATCTGCCACATAAGGCTCTACGGCAAAAAGATTGGTATCTGATCTTATTGAGGTTGTAAGATTATTTGTTATTGAGCCAACAGCACTACCTGCTATTGTTGATAGGTAAGGAGGTAGTTGAATGTAAAATGTATCTCCTGAAGAATTATTAGTTATATTGCATGTTATAACTACACGTCCAATTACGGTTTTTTGTAAAATATTATGCGTATATGACTGATTTGTATATGTACACGGTATATTTACTGTTGGCTTGTAGCTACCGCTTGCGATTGGATACAAATATGTAGATTGCATATTTCCACCATAAACATAGTTGTTTAGCGGGCTTGCCGAATCTGTAAATGTGAAAAATCCATCATCTTCAATGTATGCATAATCACCTATTAAGGGGCTAATAAAGGTATTCTCAGAACCAGATATCAGAAAAACCTTACCATATTTCAAGCCACAATCCTGATGAGATAGGTTCCTAGGTGATAAAAATGTGTTGTTAAAACCAGAAATTACATAACCAATCCCTCCATTTGTAATACTGGCTGCTTGTGTTTTGTTTATTTTTTTCGGTGAGTCAGAATAGAATTGCACTACGTTATTACCACTACCGCTCATTTTAAGGCCGAATAACATATTACGAGTGGTTCTATCTGGTGATGACATTCCCCAGCAGTGGGCCTTTGATACTTGATTAGCATTTCCAGGCATATCAAGTCCAGTAGTATATCCTGAAACTATAACGTTAGAATAAAATGAATCTGACGTTTCATGTCTAATTCCTGCATAATCATGAGAGTTATTTTGATCAAAAGGTGCAATGATTGAAATGTTTGATATGTTCCATCCATACCCCTTAACAATCTTAATTCCTCCCCTTCTCATGTTGAATGTTCTTAATCTTGATATGATCGGATCCACTCCATCAGTACCAAGAATACCAACAGCATCTATTACAGAGTCAGGGGCAATATATAGACCATCAATATGAACTCTATCACCTGTATCTATTGCCGTTATTCCATCATTGTAAGGATCCCTCCACGCGTCGTCTTTTACCTCAATAACAACATCATCTGAAAAGTCACGGGGTTTTATTTCTCCGAGATGCGTGACTCGTGAACCTGATTTATGAATAAGTCTTTCAGTTATACAACTTTTACCTACAAAAATAATATCTCTTTTGTTATCAGCAGACCAGTCAAGAGCAGTTTGATTTGCTATTGTATCATCAGTTACACCATCACATTTCGCACCAAAATATTTATTTGTAGGAATGTCTTTTAGAATGTCGCCAACGCTTCTAACAATGAATGGAGCTGATCCAGTCATGACTATGTCAGCACCAGAACTACTCTCAAGCTGTTGCCTTAACTGATCTGGGTCGTATTTTGCAATGTCAGGGAAGTAGAACTGCTGCGATCCATAGGCGTCGTAAACAGCCATGCTGTAATTCTGCACAGTAACGAACTTTGATATCTGCCCGTTGTAAACAGGATACCCACCCGCGTTAATAACTATCGGCTGAGCAGTTGGAATCAGATCTCCAGTTTCACTTTCAATATAAACAGGGATTTGATTCGCTGGGATTGTAGGATCGGTATCTGGTAGCCCAAGATAGATTTTACCGTTGGCATTTGCTTTAAATGAGCGTGCCAGCGTGAAAAGCTGCGCAGGCATCCCTACCACTAAGTTTGCGGTGATATCTGACATTTCATTACTCCAAACGAATGATATGATGCAACCATGATGTGATTGCATACCGAAATGGTACTATTGAGTATTTATCCAGTAGGTTACGATGCCATTCCACCCAACTGGTGAGGCATCAAGGATGTACAGCAAATACGACGAGGCGCAGTTTCACTTGAGACTTCCGCATGAACTCCACGAGAAAATTAAACAGCGCGCGAAGATGAATAACAGGTCGCTGAACTCTGAGATAATTGCAGCGATTGAAGAATCATTGACTAAACAAAGCTCTGCATCAGTTTACATTGACGATGCAGAGCGTATGGCAGAACAACAATCTGATATGGTTAAGAAAATTGTCTTTGATACGCTCAAGGAGCTATATAAAAAAGACAGCAACTAACCATCCATTACGGAGGATTTATGCAAAGAGATATGATGAATATTGCATTCTACATATTTGGTTTTTGCACTTTCCTGGTATTTGCAAAGCTATTCTGACAACGCATCAGACTTAGCCCCCTGCGTCAGAGCGTTAATTGTATTTTGTGCCTGCTGCATTGCTTTCTCAAAGGCTGTTGATCCGCGTGGGGTGTTTGCCATTCGGAGCATTGCATTTCTGAATGGCTCGCTCTCATAGGCGCGAGTAAGAAGTCCGTAGCTTACTGCTGCGCCAGTTGTCGCCGGGTTCATTGCCGTCCCATACCCAATAATGAACGGGATAGTTTGCTGTCCTGTGGGTGTTGTTACTGCCGCTTTTGCAGCCTGCTGCGTGGATTGCAGGTAGTTTTTCAATCCTTTCAGATAAGCAGCGTCCTGCCCCTTAAATGTGATGCCAGTCTGGTTTTGCAGGATGTTAAGCTGCCGAAGGAACTGGTCAGGGGATCCGCCAGATTTCTCCATCGCCTTTCCAATGATGCCATTGCGCATTTGCGCCCTGCCAACACGACCAACTGAGTTATACAGCGTCTTAATTTCAGATTTGTTCTTGCTGAATAGCATGTTGTTGACAACTTCCGGCGTCAGATCGCCTTTCATGAGAACATTCTTCAGCCTGGTATTCTTTAGTTTCTCTGCTTCGTCAGCGTAGACGGCATTGGCCTGCTGATATTTACGGAGAGTATCGTTGCCAAGATTCTGACCAATGGCACCATTGATATCGTCGGTCATTGCCTTGTAAACGCGCTGAATGGCGGCATCGGAACGGTTTGGTAACACTGGTCGCTCACCCTTCACGTCCATTCTGAACTGGCTGCGCAGGTCACTTAATTGCTTCAAATCCAGATTTACCGGACCATCAGGGCCAGCATTGCGAACAAGCTCATCACGATATGACTGAAGTTTTGAAATAGTCTCGTTATCAGCAACCTTACCAAGCTTCTGCAGGTTAGATATTTCTGTATCAATCTGCTGAATTGCTCGCACAGGCTGAATGTTTACTCCAGCCATAGCATTCTGAACCTGCTCCAGTCGATTACCGGCGGCACGACGAATTCCTGATGTTTTCGCCTTAAGGCTGTCAATAACAACCGCTGGATCATACTCACCGAATTTATCGGCAAATCTCTGCACCAACTGGCTTCTCGCTTCCTGTTGCGTTGCTCTCATTCCGCTTGTGCCAGCCAGGGGGATATTTTCTGCTGTAGTCTGCGCCATTTTCCCGACGCGGGAAGTAGGCTGTAACAGGTCTGTGGTGTGCAGAGGAACTCCTTCACGCTCTGCAAACCTGATAGCCTGTTGAGCTTCTGGTGCTATCGAACCACGAACACCACGATAAGCAGCACCTAATCCACGTCCGGCAGCGTTAATAGCACCGCCAGCCAGCACACCAACGCCTAAATCGGTGGCGAGTGCTTCCGCATCATCTTTCGCACTGTTTGCAGCAAGTGATCCAACTGCGTTTTCTGCTAGAAGGCGAGTTGCCCCCTGAGCAATTCGACCAGCAAGTGTTGGTGCCTGTGTTGCCGCTCTCTCAACGCCAGCAGGAGTGAGGTAAGGCAATGCTTCGGCAAATACCCTTCCCTCTGTCGTTTGTGGAGTCAGCGCGCCTTGCTGAAGGCCAAAGTCCTGCTCTAATCCCTGCGTTGTTACTCGTGGTGCTGGTTGATATGTACCATCGCCAATGCCGAGTTTACCGCCAGCCCAAGCCGCCGCGCTTGTTACAGCATCAGTGAGTTCAGCAGGTATGTTCGCTACGTTGATTCCTGCCTGTAGTAAGCCGCGCCCGGTTTCAGCAAGTCCATTACCAAGGTCAGACATTATTCCGCCTTGCTGCTGAACAGGTTTCGGTGCGACAGAACTTACGGGTTGAGGTGGCTGCTGACTGGCTGCCTGCTGCTCAATCTGAGCAAATGGATTATTTGGGTCTGACTGCACGCCTGATGCCGATACTTGTTCGGATGACTGTGCTTCCAGTTGTGCAAACGGGTTGTTAGGGTCTTGCTGAGGATGTACCTTTGCAGAGGTGGCGCGCTGTTCGACTGTTGAGTCTGTCACCGGGTCACCCGCCCATTGAGCAAAGCGATCATCAACGTAACCGCGGCCTTCAGGTCCTGGCGTATATTCACCACGCTTTGCCTTCATAACGTTGCCGGGACCGTCGTGATAAGCCTGAAGAGCGTCACGCCAGTTACCAAACTGCTGGTACATCTTTGCCAGATAGCGCGCGCCAGCGTCAGCCTGATATTCGGGGTTTTGCATTTGCTCATCGGTATAACCCATATCACGCCATGTCCCAGGCATGACCTGAGTCAATCCTACAGCCCCGGCGGAGCTTACTGCGGCAGGGTTGTAAGAAGACTCCTTGGCACCCAGTGCAGTCATCAACCCTTCTGGCACACCGTAACGTGCGCCAGCCTGCTCTAACAAATCACGGTAATTAGCCATTTACTGCCCCAAAGATGGAAGATATCCGTAGCGATTAATGAAGTCGATTGACAGCTCGGGGTGCTGCTTCAGGTAATCTATAGAAGCCTGAGGCGCTTCCACTCGCTTGATACCGTTTTGCTGAACGTACTTACCAACCGCCTCATTACGCTTCTGGTTGAGCGTGTTCAGGATGACGCCAGCGTTGCGACGAAAGGACTCCTCGCTCTGCGAGTTCTGCAGCGAACCAACAGCCTGGTCGAGCTTTTTGCCCTCGGCATCAGAAAGTGCGCCCATGCCTCGCATGGCCTGAACCGCTGTCAGGTATGCTTGTGATTTAAAGGTATCAAGTCGTGCCTGAGTGTCTGCAGCCTGTGAGCCTGGAACGTTGGGGATTACTCCACGTAAGCCTGTAATGCTCTTAAGTGAAGGAGAACTAACGATATCGTTCAGAGTGAACATGCTGGTTGTGAGGGTGTTGATGCCGTCTTTGTAGCCATCATTTAGCGCTTGCTGCTTCTGCTGCAACTGCTGGTTGTTGGCTGCTATGCGGCTCTGTATTTCCTGGCGCTTCAGGTCGTTAGTTTCTGCTGATAGCATCCGGTCAAGGCGCTTATTTTCGTTGTTAATGCGGTTTGTTTCTGCGTCCAGATTAATGCGCTGCTGACCTAAATTCGCCTGGATATCTTGCCCGCGCATTGTGATTGCCTGATTCCGAGCGGCGGTTTGCGAATCCAGGTCCTGACCGCGCATGGTAACCTGGCGGCCCTGCATTTTATCCTGTAGGTCAAAGTATTTTTCGGGTCCGAGACTGTTCATCCCCAGGTGATCGACAAATTCGCCGAACTGCCGCGGGTTCTGTTGGTACATCTGAGCGACGTCCTGAGGATTAACGCCAACACGAGCTAACTCACCGGCGTTGTTTTGCAGCCATGATTGCATTGCTTCTGGAGACGATGACGCAAGGCGTGCGCCAGCCGCTAAGGTGCCGATAGAATTACGCTGGTCTTCATCAATGAATCCCATGCCTTTACGAACAGATTCAATCTGGTCTGGATATTGAGTAGCCAACTGACGCAAAGCACCGCGATCACCAGACGCATAAGCATTAGCGTATGCCTGCTGAAATTCTTTCTGCCGCTGAGCCTGCTTTTCCTGCTGAAACACCCCCGCAATACCTGAAAGGCCTTGCAAAGCAGTCAGCCCAACATTGTTAGCGCCTGAACGCTCAATATCATTGTTCTGCCTGATAAGCTGAAGCGTATTGCCGATGTCATTTACGCTCGGAGCGTTTGAGTTGACGCCGCCGATACCAGCCAATAATCCGCCATTTAATCCTTGCCAAGTAGCCATGATTACCCCTTAAAACAACGAGCCAAGCAATCCGATACCAGCACCAATGCCAGCACCCCAAGGTGTTGATGTTCCCAAAAGGCTGGCAAGACCTGCACCGGCAATCGCACCAGACGTTCCGCCACTAATTGCTGTCTGAAGACTTGATGGTTTGTTGGCATTAGCAGCGGCAAGAGCTGCGCTTTGCTGTGCAATGCTGCTCATGTTGTTGGCGTACGTCTGCCCGGCGTTTGCCTGACCTTGCAGAGCACCAAGCCCAACGTTTGCCAGATTGTTGTAATTGCTCATCTGGTTTGATAACCAAGACTGACCGAGAGTCGGCGCGATCGTAGCCAGTTGATTGCTTGTGGCTGTCGAACCAAGTCCACCCGTCGCCTCCGCAGCAGCAAGACTCTGGTAACGCGCCTGACCTGCAAGGTCTTTATACTGCTGAGAGTTGTAATACTGATTAAGTGCCTGCCCCTGACCTTCTAAACTGGAAAGATTCTGCAACTGGTTAACATACTGCTCCGCAAGAGGCGTGAACGGAGCAAGGTTTTTCATGATCGTCTGCCACTGCTGATTTTGCAGGTCTGCTGCATACTTCTGAGCTTCTGCGGCATACTTTGCGCTTTTATCAGAACTGCCACCTTTCCCACCCTTTTCAGGGCAATAAGGTTCCTCGCCGCGCAGTTTTCTGCCCAGCTTAAATGCATATAACATGGCTATCTCCCGTGATTCAGGAAGTCGATTAGTTCTTCGCGTGTGGCGCTGTAAAAAGTCACGTCATCCACGCCTTTGAAGTATTTCTTGATGGTTCCTACTCGCTTAAGGCCAATCATTGCGCAGTACATCTGACCGTGGCGGAATTTGCGTGCAGCGAACGATGTGACGCACTGAACGGTGGTGTTAGTCAGAATGTATCGCCAGAACGCCAGCCCGATTTCCTTGCTGAATCCACGAATCTCTGGCAGGTACATGGCGTGGCAATCAAAGGTTAGCGGCTGAATCTCCTGATAGTAAACAATTCCGCCGAACTGCCCGTGCACGTTCACCTCAAAGTAACGGCATACAGTCCTGTTTTCAACACACACCATTGCGGACCATTGGCGCTTGAAGATGCGTCGTACACGAGAACATGGCGCGCAAGATGGATAATCAGCAACTCATGCGCATCAAATCGCAGAGACTCCATCACGCCATCAGCCAGTTCATCAGCAGTGTAGGAGCGTAGTATTTTCTCAATGCTCGCGCTGGCGATTGGTGATACCTGACCAGAGCCGATGATATACACAGACGGCGCACCTGTTGCCGGATTGCTGATGAACGCATACGAATCAGCGAACTGCGTTTTGCAGTAGGTTCCAGCGATACCTTTCTGCACCATTAACGATGGCTGGGCGACATACAAAGCAGCACCAACGGTGGTTGCGCCAGTCAGGGAGAAATATTCAATCGTCGATGAACCAAAGCAGACGATAAAGTCTCGCCATGTACCTATGCCGATGATGCCGTCAGGCTGCGATTCTGCACGATATTGTGCGCTGTAGCGGTCAGGGTGCGATTCGTCTTCAAGGTCAGTGATAAACCATGAATCAGTACCGTCTTTTGACCACGCATAACGCCCACGTAAGCGCGTAATGTCGCGAACTGAACCTAACTCATACTGCGTAAAACCGCTGTCTGCAGGCCAGTTTGATACGGTTTTAACCGTGCCATCATAGCGATACTCGACCAGTTGACCATTAACGCCTACAGCCTGAGATGTTCGACCATGCGCCATTGATACGCGGCCACTTCCGGCGACGTCACCGACTTCGCTTTCGCCCTTATACAGCTTGCCACCACACACGCGATAAACAGCATTCTGCGCCATGTTGTACTCGACGCCTCGCGATACGCCGTTCACATCAGAACGTTTGGCAATGCCCGGGAATGAGCGAAGATATCCGCTGCTGTTCAGGATTTCTTTGGGTGTAGCCAACATATTCACTGGCAGATAGTCGATATAGTCGGCGTTTCGAAAGTCTTTGCCGACACCTTTCATAAGCGGAAGTTGCTGAACCTTGAGGCTAAATGCGCGAAGATGGCTGCTGAAAATACCTCGCTTAAGCAATCTGAGAAGGAATTTAATGACTTTTGTCGTGAGGAGTTTAGCGAATGGGAAGATGATGTTACTGAAACCCCAGCCACCGATGCTTTCCTGGCTGAAGTACGGGCGCAGGGGGTAGAGATGTACGCAGATAACCTCGACAACGGAGCAGACGACGCAGAACGAGGTGGTTTTGATTATGCCGTTAAGTTTCTACGCAGTGAAGCGTCTAGTGTACGTTTGTTCGCCGACCAGCTTCGCAAAGGAGGCAACCAGTGAGCAAGATTGACTATCAGGAACTGCGTGAGATAGCAAAGCACCAGAGACTTACAGAAGAATCAGCGAGCTACGCAAGGACTAACGCCTCACACTCGATGAGGCCTGTACATATCTGATAGAGCCGCTATATGGCGGTTTCTTTTTTCCTGGAGAATTAAGATGACCGATACCAGCCTGATTCCTGAGAAAGAAGTGATGAACAAGCTCGGTGTTTCATCACGTCAGACAATCTGGAACTATACCAAACGGCACGGATTTCCGAAGCCAGTCAGAACCCACCCCAAATCATACCTTCGTGAAGCTGTTGAAGGGTGGATTCTTAACGGTGGCGTTAATCAGAAATGCTCCTGA